CTAGAAATGTTATCGTGACCGCTTCCGTTGTAAAATTTAATGTCGTGTACTAAAGCATCACTTTCGCCATACAAATAAAGCAAAGTAGGTTTAGGTGTATAAGCTTGGTAAGTTTCGTTTAAGAAATAACCTAATATAGCGTAGTCCCCCATATTGTCTAAAGCACGAGTAAATAGTAAATTCTCAAACGGACTTTCTATTATGTATTCGTCACCGTCATACGCGTATTGATATTCTACGTTTCCGTAGTGTTGGTTTGTTATTTTAAAATAGTCTTTGTTTACAAAACTTTCGCCTTCTTGGTATTTAAAAGAAATCTTTTTATATAGCTTAATTCGTTCTACGTCTATGCTATCTATAATCGTGTATTCAGTTACGTCAACTAAAGCACCTTTTGCATACCATTCGTCTAATGGTAAAACTTCAAAAACGTTTTCGCTAACACCTACACACGTAGCGTTAAACTGCTTTAACACACCTGAAAAGAAATCCGCTACTTTCATTTCGGGTAGCGTTTGGTTTAAACTTACGTTACCGCTTAATGCCGTTGTATTCGTTTCTATCGTAGACATAGAAATAGTTTGTGAACCATTATAAATAGCTNNAATTTTATAAAAAATCCTTAACCCTACGTTCATACTATTTGTAGCGCGTAACTGAAAAGTAATATTTGTNTTTAGTCCACTAGTGTTTTGAAATACAATATCGTTTAGCGTGATTGGTGTAGACGTTTCTAGCGTTTGAAATAAGTTNCCGTCTTGGTATACATCAATATATACAGTACCNGCTNCACTTAATGAAGTTACTCTTAAACCTATTAAGTGGTTAGTTATAGCTGAACCAAACTCTTGTAAGTTAATAGTGTTATTTGCTAAATCTACAAAGTCACCCGCGCTTTGTGAACTGACGTTAGACCAGTCAAAACTATCAAAATCAACTTTAGTACTAAAGTCTACGTCTGTAGCTTCAGTAATAAAAAGATANTCAATAGCGTTTTTACCTACTAAAAAAACATTTGTAAACTTNGGGTCATCTAAAAAAGTACCTGTAAAAGTTAACCCGTACTGCGCCTCTATAGTTTCAAATATTTTACTAATCTTTACAGCAGGGAATAACTCATCGTATTGAATTGCGTGTGCTGTATTTGTAATGTCTTCACCAGCGCCAGTGTGGTAAGTCCAAAGTCTATCATTTGCTATTAAAGGGTAACGAACATCGTAGTCCGTAGCTAAGTCCGTAATTCGGTCTAATACTTCTGCACCTGTAAAAGCGAACTCTAACGAACTTAAATCTAGGTCGCTTAACTTCTGTTCTCCAAACGCATCTTTTAACGCTCTAATGTCACCGTAGAAGGTTATAGTGTAGCTTTCAGCTTGTCCGTTTTTTATGTTTGACTTTTCTAAACTAATCTTACCGCGTCTAAAAGGTGTTAGGTCTATTTCAATGTATGCTTTTCGTCTTTGGTTATGGTCTACTAAACTATTTGCCGTGTTTATTTCTCCTATGTCGCTTTGGTAAAAGTGCTTAAATATAGCGTTGTTTATAGTTGAAGCAGGAACGGTAAAACTTTGCGAAAAGTCCGTATATACTTTGCTAATGTCAGAAATGTTTTGTACGCTGCTATTTACTACTATTTGTTCGTCGTTAAATAGTTCTAACTGCAAGTAGTCACCGCTGTCTATTACTGGTTCTATANAAACTTGTATTCGTCTTTTCATTATACTACACTATTTATAACATCGTAAGCAAACTCGAACTCTAATTGGTAGTTAATCATTTTTGTATTTATGCTTTGAAATAACTCGGTTGACTTCGTGTTAAGTTTTGCAGGGTAATTGTTAATAAGTATTTTTTCACTTAGCATTAATTGCTTTAGTAAGTCGTTGTATTCTTCAGCTACCCAGTCCGTGTTTACCTTAATAGACTTTTTACCGTTAGTGTTAAACATTTTTCTTTGTCCTTCTAAAACATTGTAATNAGAAAAAGAAGATTGCATAGTATTATATTCCGTGTTTTCAAAGCTAAACGTGTTATTGTTTACAGCNAAAAACCAAGTGCGTTGCCAACAGCCATACTTATTTACNAAGTCACAAACTACGGGTACATACTTGCAATTTANGTAAGGTTTAAATATTCCNGTCCATAGNACCGCGTTACNTGTGTCAAGTATTTCTAATTTGTTACCGTCATCGTAGTAACTTACATACAACCGCATTACGTCTGTTAGTTGGTTGTTAGTTAAGTTTTGTGTATGCGTTGCACCCGTTACTAAATTCGTGTACTTTGCTTTGTATGAAGTTCCTGACTGNACCATAATAAAACCGCCTCTATAATCTGCGTTTGTNCTTGGGTCGAAGTTGCTATCGTAAGCATATACATACGTGCCTTCTTCGTGTAGTATGTCATCAGTCAACGTAGGGTTATAACCTTCTTCGTAATAACCAAAGCCGTCAAAACCTTTATAAGTAGTAGTGTCTAATAACGTGTAAACGTGCGCGTCTAGTTTATAGCGTTTTACTTGTACGTTACACCACTGGGTAGTTTGACTTGCGCTATATGTACTATACGGTGTTTGTCTTACGTTCCACGTTATGTACTCGCGTATGTAAGGACTTATATTATAGTACGTGTTTAAGTTGTTAGTAGCGGGTATTAATTTACTTAATGTATACTGCGGTGTTGCAGGTGCTGAACCCGTACCATTCCATATAAATAGTTCTACCTTACTACCTTCTTGTCCTGAAGAATTTATTGTAATTATGTACGGTGAACGTGCGAAAATGCCCATCTTATTATTTTTTAAAGTTTTCGTTTAGTATTTGTGTGAATAGTTCTTCGGCTTCTAGTCCGTATTTTTCTACAAGCGTGTCAGGTAGTCTTTTAAAAGCAGCTTCAAAAGGTTTCGTAAAAAACAAACTCGGCTTTATACCACGCGAATATATGTTACGCGCTATTACATACGCTAAAGACTTATAGTTTCCTTTTGCGTATTTTCCCTTTGCATCCCTAAATCTTATATTTCGTCTTTTTGCCCACGTTTCTATGCTGTTAACAAACGTTCCCCAAGTGCCACGCTTTGAACCACTACCAAACTTAAACCTACTATTTGGTGCTTGTTGTCCTTTTATCTTTGCGTTGGGACTTACGTTACTTGGGTTAGCACCTCGCACACCTTCGTTTTGATACCAACCGTATTCAGACATCTCAAAAGACACTTGTATAGAATTCGGACTTTCCTTAACATACCCCTTTATAGAATTTTGTAGGTTGCCTAAACTTTTAGGTGCGTTTCTTTTTGCCTCGCTTATTACGTGGTCACGAAATTCGTTTAAAGACTGCTGAACGGTTTTTAACATATTGTCATATCGTTAGGAAACAATACATCAAATGTCATAGTCCACCCCGCTAACTTGTTTTCAAACCTATCTATAAAAGGTTCGCAGTTAGGATTTCCAGTAACCTGAAAGCTATCGTCGTACAAGTCGCCACGTCTTAGCATTTCGTACACCCTGTTTAATATTGCTAGTTGAGTATTAAGTACGTCTAGTTCGTTATCGTTGCCTTCAAATAAAGAAGTTGTTTCGTCTTTTGATATGTCTACTATGTCCATAGCCATAATACTAACGTTTGCCTGTTGTACGTTATTTACAAACTGAACGCTGTTTACAATTATATGTACTAAAGGAAAAATAGTCTGCTTGTTTAAGTCAACTTCAAATATGTCACCCTGCGTAACCGTGTTTACCAACGCGTCACTATCAAAGTGTGCTTTTATTTTAGTTAATAAGTTGTAGTACCCCGTCATTGTCTATATTGTTTTCTAAGTTCGTTGTGTTCGATTTGGTTCTTTTGTTTTTCAAAGGTGAGATAGGTAAGACATTTAGTAAGTCGTAGTCTAGTGACTTCGTCAAACTTTGTAGCATCTCCTTTAGCGATTGCATATATGCTTCCATACCACCCCCAAGTTTGGTTGAATTGTCCTCGTTCGGTAAAGTCGCTGAAGTTATTTTGTTCTTCTTCGTCTCGCGTTGTAAATAACTCATTGTAGCTACTAACAATTCTTTTTCTAAATTCCAAAAAAAAAGCGTTGCGCTTATTGCTACTGACAAAGGTGCGTACTGCATTAAGTCTTGAAATGCTACGTTTGGTTCGTAGTCTAATATTTCGTAACCGTTCTTAGTTCGTGTTTTTATAGGTCTATAAAGTACCGCCATAGCTTTATGGTAACTGCTCCAGTTTTGAACGTGTGCGTCTAAGTCTACGTATTCACCAAAAGTAATTTCTTCTAGGTTAGGTATAAACCCAAACTCATAGCTACCCATTACAAAGGTTTGCTTTAACTTAGGTTTTTCGCTGAACAATTTAGTAAAGTGTTGTATTAAGTCGTTTAAGTCCGTTACCTTAATTTTTACCACGTCTTTTAAATCTACACCGCAAAATATTTCAATCATTTTCTGCGCTACAAATTCTTCATCGTTAGACGTGCTTTGTACTTTTAAAAAGTCTTGGTAACGTTTTAAAGGTATTTCGTCTAGACTTGTCGGTATGTTTATTTTAACCTTCATATATGTATAACTTTATTTTTTGTTATTGTAGTAAGCAAGTGCCACCGAATACGTTTCGAATAGCATTTTAATATGGTACATCATCCTGTTAGGATTGTCGAATACTATCTTGACTTTTTTGTTCGTCTTTTCGTATATATAACTTTCAACTAATACTAAAGCTTTGTTTATTTCAGGGTCGTTCATTTTATAAAGTATTGCCCGTAGGAAGCGTTTAACCCTAGCGTTTCCATTTCGTGGTAACGTACTGCGTCAATAGCGTGGTCGTTCTTACCTTGCGGTTTGTTTAATGTTTTACCAGTCTTGTCTTTGTCCCAACAATATGCCCTCAACTCTTTTATTAGGTTAGTGCTTTGCTTTGTTACTAGGTATTTTTGTGATAGCATTATTTGTATACCGAAGTTTATGCTATCTGCACCTTTTGTAACGCCTTTAATTTGTTGCCCTGTTCTTCGTATTTCTTCAATGCTTTTAGGTTCGCTACTATCTGCGTATGCTATTACGTTTTTTTGTAGCTTATTTGCTATGTCGCTATTTATTAACCCCGTTTGGTAGCACACTTCGTTTAGTATTCTTTGCCCGTTGTAATTGTAGACTTCTATAATACTTGTAGGGTCGTTACTATAACCGAAGTCTAAGCCGTAACCAAGTAAACGCGCTTCAGGTGGTACTATGTCTATTTGTTGCCAGTTGCTAAATACNACACCNTCTAACATACCTACTAANCCTTCACCGTATACACGCCACCAATTNGCCCAATAGGTACTTGTTGTGGCTTTTAAGCGGTTCTTTTCTATTTCGCGTACTATTCGTTTGTCTAGTGCTTCGTTGTCCTTATACGTAAGAATTAAGAAGTCCGTGTCTGGTTCGTCTTTTAGTTCGGTGTGTACCCAAAATTCATTCGCAGGGTTAAAGTCTAAGAATACTTCGCGCTTTGTTCGTATAGCAAGTTCGTTGTAACTTTCAAACTCTATGTTGTTACATTCGTTAATGTATAATATGTCACGCCTTGCCCCGCGTAACTTACTGCTATCGTCTGCGCTGAAGAACTCTATATAACTACCGTTGCCGAACTCATAACGTAACAAAGACTTATTAAACCTTTCGTCAAAATAACGGTTGGTGGTTTTCATTATAGTCAAGAAGTCTTTTAACGCACCCCTTCGTAAGTGTGGTATACTTTCAGCTACTACGCTAATTTCTAGTAAGGGTTTGTTAGCAGCTTTAGAAATTAATACGGGTAAAATACCAAACGTCTTGCCCGCACTTGTACCGCCTTGAATTATTTTAACGCGTTTCTTTAACGCTATTATTTTATTAATCGCTGTCGTCCGTAGTAACATCGGGAAATAAAGGTTGTTCTATGTTCGTTTGTTCTATTTGTTGAAGTGGTGCGCCGTAGCCACTATCCATTAACGCTTTGTATGCGTTTACGTCACCGTTCCTTGCTTTTTTAATAATTGCTAAAGTAATTAAGTCTTCCTGAGACATATTTTCTTGTTCACCCGTAATAGGGTTCTTTAGGTTTTGATTAACTTCTAACCAATAACGTGCTATTGTTGCGCGTCCTTTTGCCCCTTTAGGTCTTCCATTAGGGTTTCCGCTTTCGCCTTTTCCCCAACGTGGTTCTATTTGTCCTTTACCTGCCAT